ATGGGCTTCCTTAAATTTCTCATGCTGGCAGCGGGAGTCGCCATCATGGCAACGGCAGCGCTGATGGATACGTCGGTAGGCGGGAACAGGTTCGGCGAGCGGGTACATAACCTCTCTAAAGCGCAGAATCAGACTGTGCTCCTGATCGTCGGCGGCGTCGTTTTCCTAGCTGGCGTGATGATCCGCAGGCGCGAGGCGAAGGTTGATGACGATCTGCGTAAGTGTCCGTTCTGCGCAGAGGACATCCAGCGCGCCGCCCGCAAGTGCAAGCATTGTGGCGAGTCAGTTGAGCCCGTCGAGTCCGCATCTAGCGCGATTACGACTGCCGAGCCCGACCTGAGGGCCGACGAAGCCGAACGCCTTGGCGCTTCACGCGATGGTCGGTTCTGGGTATTTGATGGTCATCTCTTCGCGTCCGCAGGCGAAGTGATCGCCTTTGCGTCGCAGCGAAAAACATAGCTTCCGACCAAAATAGGATCGCGCCCGCTTCGAGCGGGCTTTTTTTCGCCTATCACAATCGCAATTGCATTTGCAACTCTGTTGCATTTGTTGTGCTAGTATTGAGGTGCTGTATATGCATACACCTCATGAGGACCACACCAAAATGCGATTGCACGAAATCCGCGAGCAGCGCGCCGGCAAGATTGCCGAGATGCGCAGCCTCACCGAAGGCGAGATGACCGCCGAGAAGAAGACCCGCTTCGACGCCCTGAAGGCCGAAGTCGTCGCGCTCGAAGCCGACGAACAACGCGCCGCCTTCCTCGAAGAAGCCGAGCGCCGCTCGATGGGCGCGCCGGCTGACAAGCACGCTGTCGATCTGGAGAAGCGCATCAGCGTCACTGACGCAGTGCTGGCACAGGTCGAACAACGCGCCGTCACTGGCGCGCTGGCCGAGTACAACGCCGAACAGAAGCGCCAGGGCATCACCGCCCGTCATGGTGGCGTGCTGGTGCCGAACAGCGTGTTCGAGAAGCGCGCCACGATGGACACGACCGGCGCTGCCAAGATCACCCCGGACGACTACCGCGCCGAGCAGTTCATCGGCCTGTTCCGCAACTCCATGGTGATGCGCAGCCTGGGGGCGCGCGTCCTGACCGGCCTGCGTGGCGATACCGTGATTCCGAAGCAGACCGGCGCCTCGTCGGCCTACTGGATCGCGGAAGGCGACGCACTGACCGAATCGAACCCGACGTTCGACAACATCAAGTTGCAGCCCAAGCACGTCGGCGCACTGGCGAGCATCAGCCGCCAGCTACTGCAACAGGCCAACCCGAGCATCGAAGGTCTGCTGCGCGATGACTTCGTGAATGTGATCGGCCTCGCCGTTGATAAGGCGATGTTGCACGGTCTGGCTGCCAACGATCAGCCGGTGGGCATCCTGAACGTGACCGGCATTCAAACCGCCTCGCTGGCGACCCTGAGCTGGGCCGCTGTGGTGGCGATGCTGGAGAAGCTGGGCCTGGAGAACGTCACCGCCAACCACATCGTCACGCACCACAAGGCTGCGACGAAGCTGGGTTCGACCCTGAAGGCAGCTAGTTCCGGTAGCGACTACCTGTTGCAGGATGGCCGCATGGCTGGTCTGCCGGTTTCCGTCACCAACCAACTCGACGCCAAGACCGGCACCCCGAACACGGGCCGCGTGCTGGTGGGCGACTTCTCGCAGTTGATCGTGGGCGAATGGGGCAGCGCGGAAATCCTCGCCAACCCCTACGCCGCGGGCTACTACGAGGCCGGCGCGGTACAGCTTCGGATTCTGGCGACGATGGACATGGTGTGCCGGAACCCCAAAGCCTTCGTACTGGCTGACGACCTGGGCCTGTGACCATGACGACCCCGGACATTGAACGCCGGGGCGCAGCCGGGGGCCTTCGGGCCTCTGGCCGCACCCTGACAGGCTACGCGGCTGTATTCGGCACCGAGACCCGCATGGGTTCATTCACCGAGCGCATTGCTCCGGGGGCCTTCTCCAAATCCCTCGCCTCTGGCCGGGACATCCTCGCGCTACTGGATCACCGCGCCGACGTGCTGCTAGGCCGTACGGCATCGGGCACGCTGAAGCTGACCGAGGACGCCAAGGGCCTGCGCTTCGATCTGGAGTTGCCCGACACCCAAGCGGGCCGCGATCTGGTGGCACTGGCCGAGCGTGGCGACCTGGGCGGCATGTCCTTCGGATTCATCGCTGAAGACGAGGAATGGACCGGCAACACCCGCGAGCTACGCCAAGTGGATCTTCGGGAAGTGAGCGTGATTCAAGCGTTCCCCGCGTACCAACAAACGGAAATCTCGCTGCGCAACAAACCCGCTGAACCCTCGTTCTGGGACTCGGGCGACGTGCGCGGCATGTGGCTGGATACCTGCCGATGAAGCTACTCGACCGCGCCCTGTCCCTGGTCGGCCTCGAACGCCGCGCCGACACCTTCGATACCTACTGGACGGACTTTGCCAACCTGCGCAACGGTAGCGTGACGCCTTCGACCGCCGAGGGCATCAGCGCCGTCTATGCGTGCGTGAGCGCCGTTTCGGAGACCATCGCAAGCCTGCCCCTTGCCGTCTATCGACGGACGGACACAGGCCGCGAGAAAGCGCCGGATCATCCGCTCTACCGCGTTCTGCACGATCAGCCCAACGACCGGCAAAGCGCCCTCGAATTCCGCGAGCAGATGACCGCCCACATGTTGCTGCGCGGCAACGCCTATGCGCGGATCGTGCGGGGCAACGACGGCCAGGTGCGGCAACTTCTCCCGCTTCACCCGGATCGTGTCCGCATCCTCGAACTGGAGAACGGGCGCATCGGTTACGAGGTGACGGACAGCGCCGGCAAGGTCCAACGCCTGACGATGGACGAAGTGTTCCATCTACGGCACCGCTCCGACGATGGCGTGACCGGCATCAGCCCGATTGCCCGAGCGCGGCAAGTCCTCGAACTGGCGAACGCGGAAGCCGAACACGGCCTCGACACGTTCAACAACGGCTCGAAGCTGCTGGGCGTGCTGAAGGCACCCGGACGCCTGAACACGCAACAACGCCTCGCCATCAAGGAAGCCTGGGCGACCTACAAGGCCGGCGGCACCCCGGTACTCGATGACGGCCTGGACTACGCGCCGGTCTCGATGACGCTCGAAGACGCCGAATGGATCGCAGCCCGACAGTTCAGCGTAGAGGAATGCTGCCGACTGTTCCGGGTGCCGCCGACCATCGTGGGCGACCTGCGACACGGCAACTACTCGAACACGAGCGAACTGTTCCGCCAGTTCGTCACCTTGTCCCTGCGCCGTCACCTGCTGGCCTGGGAGCAAGCCATCAGCCGGCAACTGCTGACCGAGGCCGGACGCCGCACCCTGTTTGCTGAACACGGTGTGGAAGGACTGCTGCGCGGTGACAGCACGACGCGGGCGAGCTTCTACGAGTCGGCCATCAGCAACGGCTGGATGACGGTCGATGAAGTCCGCGACCTGGAGAACCTGCCCAAGCTGCCGCGCCGATTCCCCACACCCACCCCGCCGAAGGGGGCCGAGCAATGAGTCCGTCCCTTACCGACCTCAAAGCCTTTCTGCGCGTGACCCATGACGACGACGACGCCCTGCTGACGCGCCTCATGGGTTCCGCCCTGCGTGAAGCCCTTGCATGGATGGATGATTCCCGACTCCCCGCTGTGCCGGGGCCTGCGGTGGAGGTGGATCTTCCCGAGGACGTGGTTCAAGGGGCCTTCCTGCTGGTACAGGCGGACTACGACGGCGACCCCGCCAAGCGTGAGGGCTACCGCAAGGCCGCCTGTTCCCTGCTGCGCCCTTACTCGAAGGTGCTGTGATGTACGCCGCCCGCCTCGACACCCGCGTGACCGTGGAGCGCCCCCAGACGGGCGAGGACGCCTGGGGCCAGCCCATTGAAGGATGGGCACTCATTGCGAGTACCTGGGCCGCTGTGGAGCCTCTGACGGGCCGCGAGCTATTCGCAGCACAGGCAGCACAGAGCGAGACCACCTATCGCCTGACAGTGCGGTACATGGCCGGCGTGGATGCGTCCTGCCGCGTCGTGCTCGATGGCGGGCGAACCCTGCAAATCGTCGCTGTGATCGACCTGCGCAACCAGCACCGCTACATGCAATTCCTCTGCCGGGAGCTGGCATGAAGACGCTGAAGCAACGCCAGGCCGAGACCGGGCGCACCCTGAGCCTGAACGGTGTGAAGTGGCGACGCCTGCGTGCTGCCGTGCTCGAAGCGCAGCCCTTGTGCGCGTGTGGCTGCGGTGGCCTATCGACGGACGTGGATCACATCGACAACGACCCGACCAACAACGACCGGGCCAACTTGCAAGGCATGACGCACGAGTGCCACGCACGAAAGACGCAGGCCGACATGGGCAAGCGTGTGACCTACGGATGCGACATCAACGGGATGCCGCTCGACCCACTTCACCCCTGGAACAACGGACGATGACACCCGCACTGCTGACACCGCCGCCGCGCTGGACGTGGAATCCCTTGCTCGATGCGTGGATTGCTGCGTCGCAAAAATCGCGGGCAACCGATAGCCACGAACCGCCCGGTACCTCGTCTTTTAATGCTCACTGCCTAAAAATGAGGCAATCATGAAGCTGACCGCCAAGCGCAAGCGGGCTGACTCTGCCGCTGCTGCCGTCGCTGCCGTACAGGCTGCGGCGATGGGGCCGCTCGAACCGCCCGCCCATGTGACGCTACGCCCGCAGGATCGCGCATTCTGGGATGGCATCGTGACGGCACGCCCGCGAGACACCTGGACGACCTCTGACCTCGTGATGGCGGCAAGCCTCGCCAGGACGCAAGCGGACATTGAGACCTTGCAAGCCCTGGTCGATAGCGACGGGCTAATCCTCGACGGCAAGCCGCACCCGGCCTGCGAACTACTGGAGAAGGCCACCCGCCGAGCGATGGCACTGAGCCGAGCGATTGCGGTGAACACGATGGCAACGGTGGGCCGCTCTGCCGACATTGCCAAGGGGGCCACCCTCGAACGTGAGGCACGCCAGGACGCGGCCGACGATGATTTGATTCCGGGCATCCGGTTAATCAAATGACCCGCGCCGAGCGTGTGATTCGCTTCGTGGAGACCTACTGCGTCACCCCGGACGGGGCGCACGCTGGCAAGCCTATGGTGCTGGCCGAGTTCCAGAAGCAATTCATCCGCGATGTGTATGACAACCCGGCAGGCACCCGGCGGGCTTACCTCTCAGTGGGCCGCAAGAACGGCAAGAGCGGCGCGATTGCTGCGCTACTGCTGGCGCACCTTGTCGGACCCGAAGCGAAGCTGAACGCTCAGATCGTGTCCGGGGCGCTATCCCGCGATCAAGCCGCCCTGGTGTTCAACCTTGCGGCGAAGATGGTTCAACTCAGCCCGAAGCTATCCAAGCTGGTGCGGATCATCCCCTCTGGCAAGCGCCTGATCGGGCTACCGCTGAACACGGAATACAAGGCCCTTGCGGCTGACGGCAAGACCGCCCACGGCCTCTCCCCGGTGCTGGCGATCCTCGATGAAGTCGGACAGGTGCGCGGGCCGCAGTCGGACTTTATCGACGCGATCACCACGGCACAGGGCGCACATGCTGACCCGCTGCTGATCGTCATTTCGACGCAGGCCGCGACGGATGCCGACCTGCTGTCGATCTGGCTGGATGACGCCGAGCGCAGCAACGACCCGCGCATCGTGTCACACGTCTATGCCGCCCCCGAAGGGGCCGACCTGCTGGACGAATCCGCCTGGAGGGCCGCTAACCCCGCCCTGGGCCTGTTCCGCAGTGAAGACGATCTGAGGGAGCAGATGACGCAGGCCAAGCGGATGCCCTCGATGGAGAACAGCGCACGGAACCTGCTGCTGAACCAGCGTGTAAGCACCGACGCGCCCTTCGTATCGCCTGACGTGTGGCGGTCCTGCGCGGGGCCGGTGCTGCCGTTCGAGGGGCCGGTGTTCGGGGGCCTCGACCTGTCGGCCAGGACGGACCTTACAGCCTTCGTGCTGATCGGGCGCATCAACGGTATCTGGCACGTTCAAACGCACGTCTGGACGCCCGAGAAGGGCCTTCTCGACCGCGAACGCAAGGACCGAGCGCCCTACACCGTCTGGGAGCGTGAAGGCTTCCTGAAGACCACTCCAGGGGCCACGGTGGATTATGGATTTGTTGCGGCTGACATCGCCCGGATTACTGCCGGCCTGGAGGTGGCAGGCATCGCTTACGACCGCTGGAGGATTGACCTCATGCGTCACGAGTTCCAGAAGATCGGCCTCGACCTTCCCCTGACCGAGTGGGGCCAGGGCTTCAAGGACATGTCGCCCGCACTGGACACGCTCGAAGCCGAGCTGCTGAACGGGCGCATTGCCCACGGTGGGCATCCTGTCCTGTCGATGGCCGCAGCCAACGCCACCACGACCCGAGACCCGGCAGGTAGTCGCAAGCTGGACAAGTCTCGCGCTACAGGCCGCATCGACCCCTTGCAAGCAATGGCGATGGCCTTCGGACTCGCAGCCCGGACGGGCGAGCTTATCGAACGGGAGGACGCGCCCCTGTTCTTCGTTTAA